AGTCGTCTTTTGAATTTGAATCTGCAAGTATTATTCTTATATTTGAAGCCAACTTAGAAGATGACATAAAAGAGATGATCCATAAATCCTTTCGTAAGCAGTTAGTTGGTTAATAACTAAACCTCCTTCGGGAGGTTTTTTATTGGGTGCAATTTATGGAAATTAACCAATATACCAGCTTTACTAAAAAACCACCCATTAAAACTAAACCAAGAACAAAACCATTACCAAAAGCAACACAAAAATATTTAGAAGCTGAAGAAACTTTATTTCAAGAATTAGAAGAATGCTTAATAGGGTATCGCCGTAAATTCCAATTTGAATCAACAAGAAATTGGCGATTTGATTTTTATATTGTGAAGCTAAATCTTCTTATTGAAATTGTAGGAAGTCCTTGGTCTGTTGGGCGCGGTGGCAAGAAAGCAGCAAATGCATTTAGTAAATATGATTTAGCTGAAGAGATGGGTTATAAAATTGAGCGCTTTCATCCTGATCAAATCCTATCTGGTTATGTTATAAAATTTGTCAGTAATAAATTTGATTAATATTTTATATCCTTTGTTAAATTTTATTACATGATTTAATTTGCTATTTCAAGTGCGTTTAATTCCTAGTAGTATAGTTGGTGTAGGTAATTCCCCAATTGCCTATGTAATTTGATACCCATATTTTCTCCAAAATGTGGGTTTTTTTATGGGTGAATGATGGAACAGATCAGACCATTTCCACCAACAGATCTAATTGACCAAGCAGAGGAAGAGGAAGCGATTCGCTTGGCACCTGCAGCAGATCTAAAAGAATGGGTTGTAACTAACTTTCTAACTCATGGCGGTGCGCTTCATAATCCCGACCATGACCACATAGCAGAGCTATTACATGATGATGAAACATTCTTAGCTTTCGCTTGGGCATCATCTGCCGCCGTAGCTAAAAAACGGATGGTGTTAGGCCAGTGTGAAAAAGTAATGTTTAACCAGGGTGGATGGCGTAAAGCTCGACAAGAACAACAAATGCGGGACTGGTTTGGGTTTGTACCTTTATATCTCATTACGGTTGATGCAAGCTTTTGTGAACGTGCGAACGATCGTGAATTTTGTGCTTTGATTGAGCATGAGCTATATCACATTGGTGTAGAACGTGATGAAGATGGGGACATACTCTACAGTGATCACACTGGCTTACCAAAACATTATTTAGCTGGCCATGATGTAGAGGAATTTATCGGGGTGGTCAAACGCTGGGGAGCAAGCGAGAACGTCAAGCGAATGATAGAGGTCGCAAATAACCCGCCGTTTGTATCAGATTTAAATATTTCCAAGTGCTGCGGAACTTGTCTAGTAAATTGAGCCAATAGGCTCTTTTTTTTGTCATGTTTCCTTGATGAGCCTTGATGAAAGGTGATTTATGGCAAGGCTAAAAAAGGCTGAACAACTCTTTATAATTCGGTCACTTGCTCAGTTCATGACACCCACTGAAGTTGTTAGGGATATCAAGGAAACTCTTAATGTGATAGTTACACCTCAACAAGTCGAAGTGTACGATCCGACCAAAGTGGCTGGAAAGGATCTTAGGCAAGAATTTAAAGATGAATTTAATAGGGCGCGTGAAGAATATTTAAAGCAACCTATACATAACATTAGTGGTGCAAATGACATTGTTCAGTTGCAAATTCTTAGTGACTTATTGATTTCTAAAAAAGGTAATGTTGTCTTATCGATCAAGATAATTGATCAAATTCAAAAGATCGTTAAGGGCTTTTATGAAAAGCGAGTGGAAATAACTGGCGCAGGCGGTGGGGCCATTAAAACTGAAAATATTCACGCCCCAGTACTTCCACAATACACACCCGAAGAACTTGCAAAACTGACCCCGCAAGAACTTTCACGTTTAGCAATTACAGGTAAGTTATGACTTATGCACTGGATGAAATTGCACCCTTAATCAAGACTTGGACAATCAATACCCGCTTACCTGATGTCATAGGGGAAATGAGCCGCCGTTATTATTATAAAGCGGTGACAGAGCAAAACGAATTAAGCATACAGGCTGAACTTTATAAATGCCGTACTGATCCAGTGCATTGGTTTAATCATTGGATCTGGACTTATGATCCTCGTGGTATGTCATACGGGTTACCCGCAAATCTTCCTTTTGTATTACGACCAAAACAGGTTGAACTTGTAGATTGGTTGCTTGAACGTGAAAACACTCAAACACACGGCTTGATTGAAAAATCACGTGATGAGGGAATGTCTTATGTTGTATTAGGATTTTTCTTGCATCGGTGGCTATTTGTTGAGGGTTTCGCGGGCGGTGTAGGAAGTCGTAAGGAAGAGTTGGTCGATAAAAAGGGTGACCCTAAAACGCTATTTCATAAAATCCGAGATATGTTCAGTAAAATGCCAAATTGGATGAAGCCTAAGGGCTTTGTTGAAAAAGTGCATGACAATTACATGCGTATCATCAATCCCGATAATGGTGCAACCATCACGGGTGAGGCGGGTGACAACATTGGCCGTGGTGGACGTACCACAATGTATTTTCTTGATGAGTGGGCATTTGTAGAGCGTCAAGAAGCGGTAGACGCAGCAATATCGCAAAATACAAACGTTCATATCAAAGGATCAACGCCTAATGGTATTGGTGATCGTTTTTATCGAGATCGATTTAGCGGACGTTATTCAATATTTACTATGCCTTGGCGAGCGAATCCAGATAAAAATTGGCAGGTTGAATTGCGTGGTAAGTTGATTTTTCCATGGTATGAAAAGCAATTAGCCACGCTTGATGATGTAGTCCTTGCTCAAGAGGTGGATATTAACTATGCCGCTTCTGTAGAAGGTGTTTTGATACCAAGCGCATGGGTACAAGCAGCTATTGATGCTCATATAAAACTGGATATTAGACCATCAGGAGATCGTATTGGTGGACTTGATGTAGCTGATGAGGGTAAAGATAAGAACTCGTTTGCGGATAGACATGGTGTAGTGCTGCAATATCTAGAAACATGGTCAGGTGTTGGTGATGATATTTTTGGGACCACACAAAAGACAATTGATATTAGCATTGAGCGAAATTTAAACCAGTTTCTTTATGATGCTGACGGGCTTGGTGCGGGTGTGCGTGGTGATGCGAGAGTTATTAATGAGCAAAACGAAGCGAAAGGAATCAAGATAATACAAGCAGATCCGTTTAGAGGTTCAGGTGCTGTGTTTGAGCCAGATGAAGAGATGGTTGAGGCTCGAAAGAATGTAGATTTCTTTGCAAATTTAAAAGCACAAGCTTGGTGGTCATTAAGATTACGATTCCAAAATACATATAGAGCACTCAATGGAATGAAATATGATCCTGATTCGATAATTTCTTTATCTAGTGAGGATTTACCAAAGGCTGAGTTAGAGGCATTAGTTACTGAGTTATCACAACCCACATACACCAAAAATGGTGCTGGAAAAATTCTAGTAAATAAGCAACCCGATGGCGCTTCATCACCTAACCGAGCAGATAGTGTAATGATCTGCTTTAGTGGAGTTCAGGGACGAAAAGGTAAAAAACCTGCAGGTGCTGGAAGTCGAATTTTTTAATAAATAGGTAGCAAATATGACAAAGTCAAAAAAGGACAAAGCGTCAAAAAAGGCTTTGTCTTATGGGAATTTGTATTCTCAGGAAGCGGTCACTAAGTTTTTAGTGAACTTTGGAAGACAGCCTGATACAGATGAAGTGTTAAGAAAAGCAGGTATTCAACGTCATAAGCTTAAAATTATGCTCGATGATGATGAGATCGCTCAAACAATTGAAACTCGTTTAGATGCTTTGCTTGCAGCCCCTTTTCGTGTTGAACCAAATGATACTCCTGAATCTGAGCTCCTTAATCTCACAGTGAAAGAGTGGTATTACGAAATCGTATCTTGTGGTTTAAATGCCTTATTCTTTGGTTATTCAGTACAAGAGGCTGTATATGAGTTAAAGCCTGAAGGTTACATAGGTATTCAGTGGATCGGTGAAAAGCCAATGCAATGGTTTGAACCTAAAAATGATGGCCGTTTAATCTACCGTCAGGATGGAACATATGCTGAAAAAGAAGTTGATCAAACTTTTAAATTCTTTTTAACAAGACGTAAGGCTTCTTATGAGAATCCTTATGGTAAATCTTTATTAGCTACTTTGTATTGGTTGTTTTTCTTTAAACAGAATGGCTTTAAATTTTGGGCGAAATTTTTAGAACGTTTTGGAACACCCATTTTACTTGGGAAAGTGAATAGTAAAGATACAACAACCACTGATATGAATAATGCTTTGTTAAATGCACATGCTCAAAGTGTACTGTCAATTGATGGGAAAGATGATGTTCAGGTACTAGGAACTTCTGGAACAAGTGGATCTGCAGGAGCTGCATTTGAATCATTCAACAATCAGTTGATTCGTCAAATTCAAAAAGTTGTATTGGGGCAAACCCTGACTAGTGGGAATGATGGTGGTGGGAGTCGCGCATTAGGTCAAGTGCATGAAAATGTTCGGTTAGATAAATTAAAATCTGATATGCGTTTGATTACACCTACTTTGCAAGCGATAGTGAATGCTCTTTGTAAGCTGAATAATTGGGGTACGTATGAAGTAACTTTAGGTGAGAAACCTAAACCACTAAACAAGGATCAAGCAGAGCGTGATGCGCATTTAAAAAACGCGGGGGCTAATCTCACACCTCAATACTTCCAGCGCGAATACGGCTTACAGGATGGAGATATAGGTGAATCTGTGCAGGCATCAGTAAAACAATTCCATGCACTCCCTAAAACTTCATTCAATTTTAAAGCTCATAGTCAAAACTTAAAGCCTGAACAGATTGAACTTGAAGAGATTGCTAAAAATCAGCCTAAGGTTTTGTTATCTGAATCAGAACTTGAAGTAATCGTATCTGAATCAGCGGACACAACCGATTTGGTATCTAAGTTGTATTCAGCAACTAAAGGTGCATCGGTAGATGATTTTGAACTCACAATGTCGAGGGCGTTGTTTATCTCTGATGTGATGGGATATGTACATGCCATGCAAGGAAAATAGACATGACTGATTATGTAGAAGCCTTGAAATATGCGCGTAGTCGCAATGTCGTTTTACCTGAAGAGTTTTACTTGCTTGATCTTAAAACAAGGCATTACTCCGCTACAGTAAGTCGATTGGCCTCTATCGATCAAATCAAGACTGTTTTGGAGCTGGTAAATAAATCAACTGAAGATGGTTCAACATTTGATGAGTTTAAGAAACGTATAGCTGATGAGGGCATTGAACTCTCAGATCATCACCTAGCAAATATCTATCGCACTAACATGCAGATGGCTTATGCACATGGGAGATGGACACAGCAACAGGCAAACAAGGAATCTCGCCCATATTTGATGTATGTTGCGATTAATGATAGCCGGGTAAGACCAACTCACCTTAAGTTAAACAACATCATTAGGCACATTGATGATCCATTTTGGACGTTGTATTACCCGCCGTGGGATTTTATGTGTCGTTGCCATGTGATTGCTTTAACTAAGAAGCAAGCTGAGAAATACGGTATTACTTCAGATGAAGATCTACCAGAGGTTGCACGTAATTTAGGTTGGAGTTTTAACCCTGCGACTTGGGGCTCGAATTTAAATGAAGTGCTTGATCAAAAAATAGCAGACAATCTTTTAGATCTTCCATACTCATCTGAAATTCTTGATATTAAGAATACTGCTTTGCTTGAGCAAGATGTTGAAAATGCAATTGTTGATGCTTTTAAACCACTTGAAAAATCAAACCGAAAAATCTTAGATGATTTTTTAGATACTGTGATTGATAGTGGCAAAGATATAGCACCATCAGCACCGCGCTTTGTTGTAGAGCTTGCAGCTGAAGATGAGAAGCTGACCGAACTTTTGAAAGATGCCGTAACCAATAAAGGTATTGATAGAAAATCTAAGTCTATTTGGGATTGGATGAATGATTCATTCCAATCAATGCTTGGATTTGCAAAAAACCTTAAAAATAAGCTTACGGGAAACAATATCAAAGGTTTTGATTCATTCAACTTGCAAAAAGGTAATGTAATCGGTATTCAAACACCAACTTTGTTTAAAACAGCTGAAAATGCAGGTAAAACAATCACAATTTTGGATATGAAAGGCAAAGCGATTGATCTTGGTAAAATCAATGGTCTTGATGGTGCTTTACTTGCGCCAAATTTGAACCTTGAAGTGGTGAGTGTGACCGATACTGATGTTATTTTGAAGTATACGGATGATGTTGCTACGATGTTATTTATTGCTAATAACAAAATTTATAGTAAGTGGGTTGGATATGAATAGAGAGTCAAAGCCTGAATATGTAGAACCGCCAGCATTAGTTTTAATCAATGAGAGTGAATTTGAGTACATTCTACCATTTTATTATCAAGCATGGTTTTGGTTGATCGTAGGCATCTTAATAGGTTTCCTGATTGGGCAACACATTACTTAGCCCGCTTTGAAATTAAATGAATTCCGACCGCCTTAGGGCGGTTTTTTATTGGAGCATGAAAATGCCAGAGGAAAAAAAGATAGAGCAAAAGGTACTGCAATTTAAAGCCAATCCTTTTGAAATCAGCGTAAAAACTGAAACAAGCGACCTGCGTAAATTTAATGGCATTGCATACAGCGGTGAGCCAATTCAAGGGCATTACTATTGGGGTGACGTGATTTTTGATCTTGATTCGATGCAGGTCGATACCCCTTTGGCAGCACTCTTAGACCATGATACAGGCCGCCGTGTGGGTGTGGTGACACAGTTTACCAAAGACAACACATCGGGCTTAAAGGTTAGTGGGGACTTACTAACCAATGCATACGGTCAACAGGTTGCTAGTGATAGTGATGAGGGCTTTCCTTGGCAAATGTCGGTTTACATCGATCCAGCATCAATTGAAGAGGTTGAACGGGGTCAAGTTGTAGTAAATGGGCGCACTTTAAATGCTCCAATCACAATCTTCCGTGGTGGACGTATTCGCGAAGTTTCTTTCTGTGCTTTAGGTGCAGATGACAACACTTCCGCTGTAGCAGCAAGCCACCAATCAAAACTTAATCAATTTCAACAAGAGGACACCAACGTGAGCGAACTCGAACAAGAGAAAGCAGCTCGTTTTAAAGCAGAGCAAGAACGTGATCAAGCACAAACTGAACTTAAAAAGTTTAAAGCTGAAAAACGTACTGAAGACATTGCAGCACTTCAAATTGAATTAAACACTCAATTCAGTGCTGATGACACTAAGTCCTATACAGATATGGATGATGTTGCTTTTAGTTTTATGGCTAAACAACTCCGCCAGTTCTCATCAAAACAACCACCAGCTGGACAACAGCAACCTATTCCTGCAGTTAATCCAGCGCTGCAACACTTATTCAATCACCAAGCGACTGGGGGTCAAGGTGGTACACCTAATCAAGATCAACCTCACAAGTTTACTTCTGGTGCTCAAGCATTCGCTGGCCAGAATAAAGGGGCTTAATAAATGAGCAATAAAACCTACTTAGGAAACGTGAGCCGAGAATCACGCCCATTCAATCTAGATGTTGAAAAACTTCGTCGTGCAAATGCCAAGGTGACTACTGCAACGGCTTACAAAGCTGGGGATCTGTTGATTTTATCTGATTCCAATGTGGTCACTCATGCAACAGATGAAAAAACTTGGAATGTTGTATGTGGCCAAGATGTAACTACTCAACAAGCAACCCAAATGGCAGCTGATGGAATTGAAATTCCAATTTATTTTGGTGGTGTATTCAGTATCGAAGCTGTGCGAATTGCTGGGGAATATTTAGAGCCATCTAAATATGATGCAGCACGAGCAAAAGCAACTCTAAACAAAATCGAATTTTCAAAAGTATAAGGATTTTAAACAATGCCTCAGTCTTTTACAGTCAATGGCGCACCACTAGAATTACTTGATGTGGGTGAGCTTGCAATTATTCACACAAACTATAAGCCAATGGATACTTGGCTGTTAGATAAGCTGTTCCCAAATCGCCCATCATTTGACCGTGATGAGGTCCCACTTGCAGAAATCAATACAGTGCATGATCTTGCACCCTTAGTATCCCCACATCAACCTGGTAAGCCTTTTGATACAAAACGTGCAGCAAAGGTCGAATTTGTTCAACCAGCGTATTACAAACCAAAAAACATGGTGACGCCTGCAACTTCATTTGATGAAGCTTTAATGGAACGTTTACGTACCGCGGGGATCATCTCTACAGGAAGTCAGCAATTATCTGATCAGGAAAAAATGGTCATTGCTCAAATTGCAGTTATGAAACGAAATCATGATGCGATTGATAACTCTGTTTTATTGATGGCAACGGAGTTATTGCTCAAAGGGAAGTATTTACTTCAATCTGATGACTATGAATACAACATGGTTGATTATGAACGTGATGCGTCCCTGAACTTTACACCATTAATTCCATGGAATCAGGCAGGTGCTAAACCTGTAACTGATATCGAAGCTATTGAAAAGCTTCTGCTTGATGCAAATGGGGGTGCTTCTAAACTCTACCTAATGTCAGGAAAGGTTTGGGCAGCTTTATCAAATAATGAAGAATTCAAAGAACGCTTTGTGAAGCCTTATGCTGGAATTGCAGTACCTTATAAGCCAAGTTTGAATGTTCAAGAAGGTGCCTCATTTAAAGGCTATTTAGATGAAAAAGAATTGTGGGTTTATGATGCCACTTACCGTTTAAAAAATGGTTTAAAACGCTTCATCCCTGATGATTATTTTGGTGCTATCTCAGACACCCAAGGCTCAATTGCACAATGTAAAATTAAAAACATGTTAGCAAATGGGGCAGTGGCTAAATACTTTGACCGTCAGTGGTATAACGAAGATCCAAGCGGTATTTTCTTAATGACTGAATCAGCACCACTTGCAGTGCCATCTAACAAAAATGGCGTGTGTGGCGGTACCGGCTTTATTGTTTAAGGAGGCTCAAATGCCTAAATACATAGCAAAACAATCCATTGGTCACTTTCGACCGGGTGATGAAATCAAAGGGCTTGAAGCTAAACAACTTCAGGCCCTTTTAGCATCTGGGGCTATTGAAGAACCAGAAGAACCTAAAGTCATTAGCAAATCTAACGATGAAGTTGATGCCTTGAAAGCCGAAATCACTGATCTGAAAGCGAAAAACAAAGCGCTTGAGGATGAAAAAGCAGTTTCGGATAAAGAAATCACTGATCTGAAAGCGAAAAACAAAGCGCTTGAGGATGAAAAAGCAGTTTCGGATAAAGAAATCACTGATCTGAAAGCAAGAGTGATTGAATTAGAAAAAACTATTGCAAAAGCAACGCAGAAACCTGTAGCTGAAAAATAGGTGGTTCTATGTCGAAGTATGCCAGTCGTGAAGATATGGTGATTCGTTATAGCAAGATAACTATTGAGCAATTAGAGCGCGGATTAACTGCAGATCTCTCTGTAGAGTCTTTTATTGAAGATGCTTCAGATATTGCGGATGGATACATTGGCAAAGAGTATTCAATCCCTTTACCTGAAGTCCCCAAAAATTTAAAGATTATGATTTGTGAAATTGCACGATATTTGCTGCATCGAAATAAAGCACCTGATGAAGTTCGTGATCGTTATGAAGATGCGATTTCATTTTTGAAGCGTGTCTCTGAAGGAAAAGCTGTTCTTACTATAGCTAAGAAAAACGAATATGGTAGCGAAGATGTTGTTGTAGCGGACACATCACCAAAGACATTGCCTATTGGTACCACCTACAAAGGAGGTGTCTTTGCTGACAGTGTTCTAGACATGATGCCTAGCGTCAAGTGAGGTGGTTGTGACTGATACTATACAAATGCATGGCCAAGAAAAGTTGCAGGAATTTATGCGACGTGTGATAGAGCGAGTGAAAGATCCATCTGAACTATGGCATGACATTTCTGACATCCTAATTGTAAATACACAACGACGTATACAGACAGGAATTGGTACGGATGATAAAGCGTGGAAAAAATCATGGAGAGCGAAAGTTCAGGGTGGGCAGACGCTTAGAGATACAGGACGTTTGCATAATTCGATATTTGCAAAAGTTCAGGGCAATAAAATCTCAGTTGGCACCAATGTTGTTTATGCGCCAATCCTCCATTTTGGTGGGTGGGTCAAACCTAAGTCTGGCAAGTATTTAACTTTCAAAACACCACTTGGCGGATGGGTAATGGTTAAAGCTGTATACATTCCACCTCGTCCATATTTAGGTATTTCCGTAGATGATTCCCAAGAGATTCTTTTCGAAATCGAAGAGTATTTATACAAGGTTTTAACTGATGCAAAACATTGAAAATTATTTCGCACTCGAAGATGACATATTAAAGCGAATTAAAGCTGAAATTCCGGAAGTTGAAGAAGTGGTTACGCCGTTTGATGTGGATGATCTATTCCAAGCCGTGGTTGGTGATATTGGCATAGGTATCATCTATGTCGGTGATCGAATAGCAGATACAACAGGTGATGGAAAAGCTAATGCGGTCTATCAGCAATGGTTGATTGCTCTAACAGTCGCAGATGCTTCAGCTCAATTAACTGAAACAGCTTCAATTCGCCAATTGGCAGATCCAATAATTCGGAAGATTCTTTCTGTGATGCAGGGTTATCAACCACAAATTACTGGATTTAAGCGATTTAAACGTGTTGATGCAGGCATTCCAGTTGGCAAGGCTGTCAGCACTGGGCGGGCGTATTTCCCATTCTTATTTGAAGCACAAATGATTAAATCATGGTCACTATGAAAACATATAAAGCATTACAGCCTGTGGGTCGTTTTGAAAAAGGCGATATTATTGGTGGTCTATCAGATGACCAAATTAAACGATTAGAAGCAGATAAGATCATTGAAGAAGTGAAACCATCTGCACAAACAAAACCAGCTAAAGAGGTCAAAACAGATGGCTAAAAAATATATTTCGCTTCAGGGTAAATTTTACCTATCTGAGATTGCGAATGGTGTCGCTGGCGGTATGCGTCATCTTGGTAACGTTCCTGAATTCGAACTTGAAATAACTACAGACCAAGTTGAACACCAAGAAAGCACATCAGGACAACGAACCACAGATTTTGTATTAACCAAAACAACAGGTGTTAATTTCAAAGGGCAGCTTGAAGAAGTGGATGAAGCTAACTTGCAATACATTTTATCAGGTATGAAATCAGAAGTGGCAAGTAAAACACTTGCAGATCAAGCACTGGGATCGATTAAAGCTGGTCACGAAATTAAGTTGAATGGCTACAACTTAACTCAAGTTTCTTTCAAAACTAGCTCAACCACGATCGCAGCAGACAAATACACACTAGATGCTGTATTTGGCACGGTTACTTTCAACGAGTTAATTGCAGATCCAGTAACAGCCAGTTTCACTACTGGTAAAGTAAGTAACACAACGATCGCGAGTGAATTCAATAAAGAATACGAGTTGTTCTTTAAAGGAATCAATACTGCAACAGGTGAAAATATTGCTGTACGTTTGTGGCGTACTAAAAAATCACCTGAAACAACTTTCCCATTGATCCATGAAGAACTAGGTCAATATGAAATCTCAGGTCAAGCGCTTTCAGATACTGAAAAAGGCTTAGATCCTACACTTGGTTTATACGGCCATGTTGTGACAATTCCTGCCGCGTAATTAAGACTACAGGCACAGGGGCGCATGAGCGTCTTTTTTTGTGCCTGTTTTCGAGTAATCAATATGAATGAGTTTTTTCTAGCTTCGAATAGATCTGCATTTAAAGATGAAATTGAAATCCGACAAGTTCTGATGAAAGATTTTGATCAGTGGTCCGAATTTGCTGAGCCAATTAGAATTATGTTCAATAATAATTTTAGTGATGAAGTATTTGTTGATGTTTTTAAAAAACTAAAATTTCAAGTGATCATGGTTGCGTCTTTAGTAACAAATGTCTCAGACTTAGATCCTAAATTATTAGAAAATGAAGGTGAATTACTTGAGTTATTTAAGAATCTAGTCGAAGTAAATCAAGCATATTTCAATCAAGAAAATAATAAAAAAAATGATTCTAAAGAGAAGTACACCTGGTTTGATTCATTTCAGTACTTAATAAGTAAAGGGCATAGACATTCGGATATTTTAAATTATAGCTTTGGGACTTTTAAAGAGTACCTCAAGGCAGCACATCGAAATGAAAGAAATACATTGTTAAGCATGGGAAATAGCTTGCGTGTTGCATATCATGCTGACAAAAATGGATATAACAAATATATCGATAGTATGAATAAAGGGTAATTTTCACATTGCACAACCTCTAGGCAATATATATTCTGTTCAAATAATGAGGGGAATATCATGAAAAAATTATTTTTAGCTTTTTTATTTTTTGCTTCTACCAATATATATGCTGCTACTGAAGCACAAAGTGTTAGATCATCAAATAGTTTTGTGAGTAAAGGTGATTCTCAAGGCAATATGATTCAAACATTAGGTAATCCTGAATCTTCTTATGAATACAAAACAAGGGATGCTAATGGGCGTATCGCTTTTGCAACAGATTACCGCTATACGATAGATGGTGTGAGATATACTTTGACTGTAATTGGTGGAGTTATAACTAAAATTGTTTGGGAGCGTTGATTGTGAAATACCTTGTAGGTGCTCTCATTGTTATTGTTTTATTGATTGGTTATTTCATCAATAAAAGCAATAAAGAAGATATGGCTCGATTAAAGCAGGCTGAAGTTGAGCAGAAACAAAAGTTAATTGATGCTCAAGCAATTGCAAATCAAGAGTTTGCTAAAAAAGAATTAAAAGAAGCAACGGACATTAGGATCAAAGAGCTTCAAAGCAAATACATGATGGACTACCAGGAGGCTAAAAAAGTTGTCGAATCTCCAAAAATAACTATAGCTGAAAAGAAATTCTATGTTGATTTGGCTGGACGATGGAGTGATGCGTTTACTGTGGCTGGATCTACATCTAGGGTCGCTTTATCTCAGCCGGTTAAAGATATGCAACAAATTAAACGGGATTTGGAAGGCCATGTAACTAAATCTGATTGTGAAGCAAAGATGAAGCAAGAGTTATTAAAATCCTATAATTTTTCAATCAATGGATTTTTACAATTTATGCAGAAGAATGAAGATGTTTCTAATCTTTTTATAAGTATGGGGTCTGATCACCAAAGGAATGCGACAGCATTAATTGATTATTGTTGAGATTAATAAAAAAGCACCCTAGGGTGCTTTTTTATTCTCTAAAACTTAAAAGTTGTAAACCGCACTATTACAACTAAAACAATTATAAAAACCCATTGACAAGATTTAAGATTTAACCAAGCGAAGCCGACCCAAAAAGTCGGCTTTTTTAATGCCTGAAATATGGCAACTAAAAAACAAATGCTATCGAATTTGCATTCAAGCATTTGCTTAAATGAAAAGGAGTGATTTAAATGAATGCGAAATTTATTCCTGTGAAACTTGTGGATGTTGAAAATTCTAAACCTTATACATCTACGCTACAGATCGCTATAGGTTTGGGGTTGCAGCATGCCAGTGTAATTAAACTTGTAAGAACATATAGACCAGATTTTGCAGACCTAAGCCCTATTAGATTTGAAATCCGAAAGGGTGAACCATTACAGCAAGGTGGGTACGCCAAAGCTACGGAATACGCTATTTTAGATGAGCAACAAGCAACCTTTCTAATGACACTGCTAAGAAATAGCCCAAGAGTTATTGCATTTAAAAAAGCATTGGTACGAGCATTCTTTGAAGCTAGAGCATTACTACAGATAGATAGTTTTTCTCTATTGCAAATGCGCGAAGCATTGAATGCAAAACTTGAATGTGAAAAAGACTTTGCAAGCGCGTGTGGTCGTGGGTTGTCTCAGTGGAAAAAACAACGAGATATGCTTGAAACCGCTATAGCAAATGTGGATCGTCAAATTCAACCTTGTTTATTTGGTGGTGAGGTTTAAGCATGGCAGGATCAATGGATTTTCGCTTAAACCTGTTAGCTAATACCGCAGGCTTGCAGCAAGGAATGAATGGCGCTAAATTTGCAGTAAATGCATTGGTTGCTGCAATGGCTGCTGTTGGTGTTGGTTTAAGTGTTCAAGGTTTGGCACAAGCAGCGGACTCATATACAAATCTTTCGGCACGAATTAATATAGCCACCAAAGATGGTGGCAACTTCAATCAGGCAATGGCAGGTGTTCATCAAGTTGCGCTTGCTACAAACTCAAATCTAACCACGACTGCTGATTTATTCACACGTTTAAACACTGTGGGTAAAGATATGGGGATGACGCAACAACAAGCGTTAGAACTAACAAAGACGGTTACCCAGGCGATTAA